ATACTCGCGGGGCGGAGCTGCCTTCTCATAGCGCTCGCCGTTCTCAAAGAGGGAGATCGGCGTGATCCACTTCTCGCCCGCGTCCTTGAGGCCCCGGTGCTCCCGGGTGTGGTACTTCTCGTTCTTCCACTTCGTCCATGCCTCGAAGAACTCCTCCATCGTCAGCAGCTCGCCGCGCTCGAGCATACCTTCGACGTCCTTCTGCCGCTTGGCGTAGGTCTTAGAGCCGGTGAGGGTGCCCGTGTAGCTCTCGAACCATTTCGAGAACTTGGAGCACACGGTCGAGAAGAAGCGCTCGATCGGCTTGTCCCACGGCTGATAGGGGAGCGACCGCCCGACCTCCTCGATGCCGATGCTCTGGTAGAAGCCCACGGTCTCGGCGTCGAACTCGAAGTCGATGTTCCGCTTCTTGCGGCTCTGTCCGGTCATGGTCTTCGCCGTGTAGTCCTTGCCGTTGTCGACGTGGAGGATGTGAGGGACGCCGCCAGGGTTGGAGTAGAGCATCTTGACGAGGCTCTCCTTTAGGGTCTGGTTGTTGGCGTCCACACAAGCGACGTCGCCCACGACCGCCCGGCTCCGCATGTCCATCCATGCGACGAGTTTCGGGCGGACGGCCTTGATCTTCCCGTTCGGGGCGACCCACTGAACCCAAAAGTCGAAGGTGTGCTCGTCGCCGACAACGTACTCCATGACCTTGAGGCTCGTCGCGTCGCGCTTGCCCTTGAGCATCTTCTTGTTCTTCCACTCCCGGGAGCCGTTGGCCGCGAGGTAGCGGGCCGACTCTCCGCCCCGGCTGTCCATGAGGTGCTTGATGTACCGGGCGACCGTCTTGATGCTGGGGTAGTTCTCCCAGCCCCGGCCCTCGGCGACCTCCTCGAACTTCTCGTAGAGCATTTCGATCGTTCCCAGGTTGGCCGCGAAGCGCCGGTCGAACCATATATTTTGAATGAGCGCCTTTTGCTCATCCGTGAGACTCGGGAAGGTGGCGGTCGCCTTCGGCTTCCGACACAAGGACAGCGCCCGGAAATAGTCCCGGCTCTGGCCGTCCTCCTTCTCCATCTTGAGGGCCCAGGCGTTCGCCTTGAGGATGTTGTCGACGTAGCGGTAGAGGGTCGGGAGACTCACTCCCAGGCCCAGCGCGTACCGTTCGGCGTAGGCCGTGCGGTCGGGGCCGTCGTAGTCGATGAAGTCTTGCACCCTCGCCGCCAGCTCGACGGCCTCGTAGAACACCTTCTTGTGCTGCTCGGTGTAGTGGTTGAGGTCGACGCCCACATACCAGGGCGCGGACTCTGTTCGCTTCTCTATGACGACATCCCTCCCATCTATCTTCTGTGCCGCCCGCCACGCCTTCCGGCCTTTGGCTGTGAGGGAGTCGACGGAGACGAGCACCTGCTCTCTGCCGCCGTTCTCCTGGGGCTGCGTTCTGGTTTTGTACTGATTGGGGCTTCGCTTGATCCGCTGGACGAGGGTGTTATACTTCACGCCCTCAAACTCTGCAGCCTCCTTGAGCCCGATGAATACGTCCGGCACTCCTGTCCCTCCCTTCCTGGTATTACGCTGCCGTTACCTTCTCGACTTTCCGGGGGTCGAGGTTGAGGGCCGCGATGATCGCCGGGAGGTACTTCTCGCCCGACCGGACGCCGTAGAGAATGTAGCTTAGATACTGCGGCGACGCGCCGATCTCGGCGGCGAGCTGCGTCTTCGTCTTGTCCTGGTCGGTGAGCGCCTTGACGACGAGCTTCCCCAGGGGGCAAAGTTTACCGTTGCTTTTCACCGCTGTCCTCCTTCCTGTGTAGTCGTTCTTGGATTTACTTCCGCTTCTGCCGGTGCAGGTTGACCGCTGCCATAAACCCCAGGCCCAGCAGCGCCGCCGCACGGGTGAAGCTGTCCGGCGCTCCTGCCACGACACACGCGGCGGCGAGCCCCAGGCCCCCGAGGGCCATGAGGCCCAGGCCGACGACGAAGTCGAGGATCGCGTCCAGTGTGGGGAAGACCCGCCTCGCACACTCTCGGGCCGCTTCCTTCTCAAGCAATTTGAGAATATAGCCCAGGGTCTCGGCCTCCTGTGACGCGGCGGCGAAGGTCAGCTCCGCGCCATACCGGGGGCGGAATGGGTTCCGGGGGTCTCCCGAGAGCCGCTTCCGAGACAGGGCCTCGCGCCGCTGGAAGGCGACGAGGTCGGCGGCTCGCTTGAGCTCCGATCTCATTTCGCCCCGCCTCCCTTCCGGTACTGCTCGACGGCGTAGTTGTCTTCCATCATCTCCGCCAGTTCTCCGACCCGTTCCCGGAGTGCCTTCCGCAAGGCCAGCGCCGGAGCGCCGTCGGCGTCCAAGTTGTCCAGGGCGGCATCCAGCTCCCGGGCCGCGTTGAAGATGTTGAGGTACACCCGGCAATCGTTGGGCGGGCATTTCTCCGCCAGCGCCAGCCCCAGGGCGTAGATCTTCGCCGTCTTCCGGTGCCGCTTGAGTTCCGGGTGAAGGTGCTCGAAGGTCGTCCGCTCCGCCGGAGCCGTCCGGGCCTTGACCGCGTCCTCAATGGCTGCGGCGAAGGACTCCCGTTCTCGCTCCGTGATGACCTGGACAGTCGCCAGCGCCCGGAGATAGGCCCGGGCCTCTGCGCCGACCCGGTCGGCCTCGACGCTGCTCTCTCGGTCTCGGATACGGTCGACGAGCCCATAGAGCGCCCCGAGGGCTTTCTCCCGGGCTCGGAGCTCTCGCCCGTCGGCCTCGTTCGCCAGTCGCTCGAGGGAGCACTTCTCACAAACCGCGTCGAGCTCCTCTTGCGTCATCTCCGGGCGGCGGTGCCGACAAAGCTCGTCGCACACATAGGAGAGGAGCTCCTCCGGCTTCTTGGGGAGTGGCCCCGGGGCGTCCCCGAAGGTGTCCGGGAGGACGTAGCAGTCTTCCCGATCCAGGACGCCCAGGTCGCGGAGGGCGACCTTGTAGCCGTAAAGCTCATGCGCTGCCGTGCGCTCGTCCACGTCCTTATAGTGGGGGTTCTCGACCTGTCCCCGGAGGACGGTCTCCCATCCGGCGATCATCTGCTGGGCGTCGACTTCCTCTTCCTCGGTGGTCTCGTCGGTCTCCTTGACGATCGTGACCTTGACCTCGGGTTCCTCGGTGTCGAGCTCCGACTCGAGGCCCCGAGCCAGCTCCACGGCCTCCTCCATGCTGCCCGCGTTGTCGTACTCCATCGCGCCCCGGTCGATGTCCAGGATGCCGGTGTAGAGCTCGGCGTCGATGACGCCATACTCGCCGAGGGCCGTCCCCTCGTACTCCCGGAGCTCCCGGGCGTTGAACTTGACGACGAGGTAGCCGTTGATCTTCTTCATCTTTCTCATGCTGCTGTTCCTTCCTTTCTGCGTGTGGGGGTCACTGTCCCAGGGGAGGGACGACCCGGATCGTGTCCGTGTGCTTGTGGAGAATCACGAGCTCCCCGTTCTGCTTCTGCTTCACGACGAGCCAGCTCTCCGGCGAGAGGCCCGCTTGTCCGAGCCGGATCTTCTGCTTCCTGGTTGGCTTCTTGCCGCGTCTCAAAGAGATCGCCTCCTTCTCTGGTTGTTTCCGAGGTAGGGCGGGAGGGGCAAGTGCGAACGGCGGCGGCGGAATTAAATCTAAGACTTTGCTATGCTGTGGCGGGTATTAGCAGTCCGCCAGGGTATCGCCCTTGACCTCGTAGCGCTTAGGGCCGATGATGACGAAGGCGAGCATATTGGTCGTGCCGTCCGGGTTGACCTGGTTGATCGCGTCGCCCAACTTGCCGTTGACGATTTTGACCTTCTCCATAGACCCGGTTCCGGTGTCGAGCAATCCGTAGCCCGTGACCTCCTCCGGCGTCTCGCCGGTGACGGTCTGGGCCGCTTCCTCGGGGGTGATCTCGTTCTTGCCGGGTTCCAGGTGGAAACCGGCCTCCGCCTCCTTCAAGGCTTCGTTCGTCTCCTCGAGTGTGGCCTCGCCCGTGGTGTACTTGAACAGGATGTCGGTGATGTCGTTCTTCATGGTGGCTTTTCTCCTTCTGAATAACGCCGCCGCCGTTCGCCCTTGTCCCTCCTTTGACCTTCCCTATTTCTTTTTTCTGGGTGGTGTGGTATGCTTGATTTGCTTAAATTTTTAATCTATCTATACTATACTCTCCAAACGGAGAGATGTCAACACCTTTCTATGAAATCGGAGAGGTTTTTCTGTTGGTGTCTCTCGTTTCGGAGTGACGCAAGGAGGAAGCACTATGTCCGAACTAATTCAAAGAATCGAGGAGGCCGCAAAGGGGAAGGGGCTCACATTTAACCGGATAGAGCGAGACTGTGGCCTCGGTAACGGAACTATAAAGCGCTGGTCGACTCAAAGCCCGCGCCTCGACAAGCTCGTTCTCGTCGCCGATTATATCGGGGTCTCGCTCGACTACATCGTCCACGGAACACTCCGAACGGATAGCTCTCCGAAAGGAGAGGGGCCGGATCTTGAGGCGGAGAAGGAACGCCAGGGGCTCACCTGTGACGGCCTCCCACTGTCCGAGGATGAGGTGGATCTCATCGCCATGTACCGGCTCCTTCCGCCGTCCCATCGGGAGGAGATCTTCGACCTGGTCTACTTCAAGTACAAGCGGATCGTCGAGCAGAAAAAAGGGTCTATCTATTCAACATACTTCGACGGGAGCGAGGACGAAAAAAGCGGCCCCGCTGGGAGCCGTGAGGCCCGCGACGGAACCGCCTAATTTTTTGCCCTTCCATGATTAAAAACTAAATCAAAATGCCGTCACTTTGTCGGAGTACGAACAAAACGCCCAGAACGCCCGGAAATCCCGGCATTTCGGGCAAAGTGACAAGGTGACACGGTTTCGCTCAAAATGTCACTTTGAAAAGGGAGCGTTTTGCCGTGCCTGGGCCCGGTCGCCGCCGTCGTCGTAACACCTGGGATAACAGCTCGTAACGCCTCCGCGCCGCCGATCCGCGCCTCCGAACCCCTGTTTTTGCCCCCTGCCGTTAATTTTTGCACGGATTAACGCCCCGTTTGCACGGCTCGCCCACTTGCCTTCCGGGGCCGTCTCTGCTATACTGTGACCATGGGCCGCGAAGCCCGTCCTCTTTGTCTGCTGCTGTGACTTCCGGGACGGGCCGAGCGGCCCTCTTTTTGCCCTCAAATGCCCTTGTTTCAAGGGTTTCGCCCCGTTGCGGGTACGATATGCCCCAGCAGCGCCGCCGCCGTTGTAGGGCCTCCCAGGGCATGAAAAAAGGACGCCGACCGCGTCGACGCCCTCGTCTCAAGTTGTCTGATAGAGCCGGGCCGGATCAATGCCCTGTCCCGGGTGAAAATGCCCTGTTTCCCGCACAAATAGTGGGTTTTCTCGCGGTCTCCCGTCCTGTCTCGGTTTATCCCGTGTTTCTCAATTACGTTGTCCCCGTACACTATTTCTGCTTGAGCTGTTTGTAAGGCTTGTAATCATTCATTTACTATGCTCCCAGCGGTAATAAAGTGGAAATCAAGCAAGCATTTTGCCCTCCAGATAGGAGCAGCGGAGATAATCAGGATTGGTGTAGTATATATTGGAATTGAAATCGGAGATCTCATCCGTGATAAACGACGAAAAAACATCCAGAATTGCCTGTGCTGCATCATCATCCTTCATGGTGGACAGCACCAGCCCCTGGTACAGCATTCCGATGGAGGTTGTAGAAGGGACCGTATAGCGGCACTCTGCAACAGTATTAAAATCCCCATCCGGGATGTTGAAATCATCGATCAACTCATCCGAAACCTGCTCAAAGGACAGGCAATGGTTTACTTCTGCCAGCCGGAGCTGCCGTTCGACGTCGGCTTTTGTGAAG